TTTTCCTTAAATAATTGTAATAAGAGTAAATGTTAAATAAATTGTTCCTATGAAAAATATAGTTTGACTAGTAGTTTTAACCATTACCTTAATAATAGATTCTTCATTTTTATATTTATTCATTACATAATCTCCATAGAATTTTCTACTTCATTACGAATATCAGGAGGAAAACATGTCCAAAAATTTCTAATTTCTTCAGTATCTCTAATTTCAAAAAAATTCATAATAGCATTAATTAATTCAAACGGAGACATATCAGGATTTTTTCTTTTAAGAGATTTATAAATTTTTCTTAATCCTGATTTAATGGTATTAGAAACATATTGACGAGTTGTTCCGAGTTCCTGGGCGATTTCTTCTCCACTCATTGTTCTAATCATTTTTCTCTCCTGTAATTTGTTTGCCATTTGTTAAATACCTTATAAATAATTTTTTTGATAATGTAAACAATTTTTTTTAAATAATTCAAAAAATTTTTTTGTTTGTCATTTGTTAAATACCTTATATACTCATTAAATTTTTTTGTAAACCCTTTTTTCAAATTTTATTTACAATAAATCTAATACCTTATAATTTAATTAAATTATTTTATATTTTTTATCAATAATTTATTTCTATCAGCAATTTAATCCTATCAGTAAATTAACCCTTCAGTCACTACTAGCCCTTGCTAATATATCCCTTTCCCCCCAACTACATGTAGTAATTTTATATTATTTTTTATCAATTGTAAATAAACAAAATAACTAGTTTTTAAAATTTTTTTATTTACAATTTTGAGCAAATATATTAAAAATAAAACTATTAAACAAATATTTTGGAGGATATTATATGTCAGAAAATCTTAATCAGAATTATTTAGAAAAATTAATTTTATCCCAATATAAAAGAGATAAATATTTTAATATTTTATTAAATGACTCGATAGAAACAAGATATTTTGATAATAGTGAAGCTGGAGAGATATTTTCTATTATTAAAAATCATTATGAAAAATATGCGGAAATTCCTAATGATGAAGTAATTATTAATTCTTGTAGTAATACACATGAAATTAAAGAATATTTAAAGGATGTTAATAATGTAGAAGAAATTAAAGCAGCATATATTTATGATAAAACGGAAGAATGATTAAAAAATGTAGCAATGAAATATGCTATTTTAGATTCTGTTAATATATTAGAAAATAAAAATAGTAATATTAATGAAATTAATAAATTAGTTGAAAATGCTTTATTAAAAACGTTAAAGAAAAATATTGGGTTAGATTATTGAGGAGATTTATCAGAACGATTAAAAAGAGTATTTAGTGAGCAACATAAAAGAATTCCATCATATTTTCCACAATTAGATGAATATTTAAATGGCGGATTTCCTCCTAATACTTTATCAATTATATTAGGAGCAATTCATGGAGGCAAATCAAATTTAATGATTAATATGGCTGTTCGTCAAATGTTACACGGGCATAATGTAGCTATATTATCATTAGAAATGGCTGAAGATATGGTTGCTCAAAGAGTTGACGCAGAATTATCTAAACATAATATTAATAGAATTCATACTGACAAAAAAACAGAATTTATATCAGCTCTTAAAACAATTGATAAAGATAAATGTGGAAAATTATTTATTAAAGAATTTCCAACTGGAACTGCAAGTGCAATTGATTTTAAATCATATATTCATGAACTTAAAATGAGAGATATTGAATTAGAATGTGTATATGTTGATTATCTTAATATTATGAATACAGGAAAATCTGATAATTTATATACATCAGTTAAACAAGTAGGAGAAGAAATAAGAGCATTAAGTTCAATGATTGGTGCGCCAATTATTTCAGCAACTCAAGGAAATAGAGAAAGTTTTTCTATTCCATTATCTCAAATTGATTTTAATCATATTTCTGAATCATTAGGTACCGGAGCAACTGCTGATTTAATTTTGGCATTAGGATCAAATGATGAATCATTAATTTATGAAAATGAATTATTTTATAAACTTTTGAAAAATCGATTAGGTGGTCGTGTTGGTGAAATTGATAAATTTTATCAAGATGATGCTTCATTAAAAATGTATGATTCAACTGAATTAGAATTATGAATTGAAGATGCAAAAATTTCTCAAGGAAATAGGAATTTAGCAAATGAATAATTTTTATTTACAACTTAAGAATCTTTTAATAAATAAATATAAAGATAAAGAAATATGAGTACCAATTGAAATCAAATTACCAGATGGAAAAATAGAAGAAATTAAAATTAAAAAAGAAAATTTTATTATGTTGGCTGATGAAGCTGTAAAATCTAATATGAGTATTGAACAATTAATAATGGAAATTTTTACTGAAGAAGAGGGAGAATTGTAATGTATTCAAGTTATGAAGATATTATGAATGAATATTTTTGAGATATTCATAATGAATATTGTGATGTTTGTTTAACTAAAAAATTAAATAGTGATAATTTTATTCCTGGTAATTATATACATATTGGATATAAAAAAATATCTGAATTTCATTATATGATTTTTCCAATTATTCATAGAAAATCATATTTTGATTTAAATAGAAAGGAAAAGGAAGAAGTAGATATTTGTTTATGACAACTTTTTTATTTATTGGAGGAGAAATATAATATAAATAAAAATTTAGTTCATTTAACATGAATGGGTGAGGGAGAACATATTTATTTAGATATTTTAATTTTTTTAGGAGAATAAATGTTTCCAGATAAAATTTGTAAATTTATTTTTAAATGTAATAATCGAGAATTTAATTATTTAATTCAAAAAACAAACAACGAAATTTCTATTGGATATGAAATTGGAAAATTTATTTGTTATTGTTCTGATATGAATATGATTACATATATTAAAGAACAAATTAAAGAAAATAAATTTTCATTTAATGAATCTTCTTTTGTTTATAATATAATTGAAGATGTAGAATTTACTGAAATTATTAATGATAATTTTATTTATGATGATATTTACATTTTAGATTTTGATGAACAAATTTTATATCATGAAGAAAAATATTTATTTCATGGAGAAAGTTTTAAAGATATTTGTGAATATCCAGACAAATTAAAGAGGTTATATTAATGAAATTGTTATTTGATTGAAATAATTTATCAATTAGATGTTTATTTGGTTGTCCAGAAATTAATGCACATTCAAGTAATCCTGATTATAAATTATGAGAATATATAACATTTAATAGTATATATTATATGTTATATAAAGAAAAAGTTGATGAAGTAATTTTAGGTGTAGATTCTGGATCTTGAAGAAAATTAATTTTTCCAGAATATAAAGCTCAAAGAAAAGATGTAAGAGATAAATCAGACGTAAATTGAGAAGAATTTTATAAACATTCTAATAATTTTCTTGAAGAAATTAAAGAAAACTTACCATTTAAAGTAATTTCTTTTCCTAAAGCTGAAGCTGATGATGTTTTAGCAATATTAGCAAAAAATATTAATAATAGTGTAATTGTATCTGCTGATGCAGATTTTCTTCAATTATCAAATGTTTGTAAAATTTATCATCCATTAAGAAAAAAATATGTATCTGAAAATGATTGTGAAACATTTGTTACAAAACTTTGTTTAATGGGTCAAAAGAAAGATAATATTTTTAATATTAAAACTCCAATAGATTGGCCAAAAGAAAAAAGAAGACCACCTTTTGGAGAAAAAACAGCAGAAAAATGTTTACAAAATATTGAAAGTGTTTTAAAAAATTATAAATATGATTTTGAATATGTAGATGAAAACGGTGATCCACGAAAATATATTAATGAAGTTAATGGAAAAGAAAGATTTGAATTAAATAAAAAATTATTAGATTTTAATTGTATTCCACCTAGTATTATTAATAAAGTTTTAGAAAAATATAATACATATAAAACAAGGAGTAATCCAGACAATTTATATAAATATATTAAAGAGAAAAATTGAAGAGAAATTTTAGAAAATTTTGATGATGTTGAAAGTAAACTTTTAAACCTTTATTAGGAGAGAAAAAATGTATATTGTTGTGAATTACAAAAAAAATTGTAGATATCCAGAAACCTTTAATACTTTTAATGAAATTTGGGATTATTATAATGAACTTAATGATCCTATGGCTAAAATTGAATTTTGAGATTTTGAAACAAATACATGTAAGCTTGTTTGAACTGAAAGTTATATGGATAATGTAATTGCACAAAAAAATAAAAATTATTGGACTGAAGTTGATTATGACTTTTTAAAGGAATAATAAAATGAACTGTAAATTATGTAAAGATTGTGTAAATTTTTTAGTACATGAAAAAGGTAAGGCATTATGTGATTATGATTTTTGAGAAGAATGCCTTTGAAAGGATGCAGTGCTATTTTGTCCAGAAATGTTTGAATGTGATAAATATGAAAATGTAAATCTTTTAATTGAAAAGGAAAGGATTAAAAATGGTGAATAATTATTTTACTATCGCGCAAAATAATCTTGAAAATGTTGGTATTAAATTTGATTATGAAACAATTAAAAA